CCGTAAACACCGCCTAAAAAATGTATAACTGCTTTGCTTGTATCTACAGCCGAAATTGTAGCGGTAGCAGAATACTGCTCATTTTCAAGATTTACTGTTCCTCTCTGTATACTCTTAATCACGCTAACACTCCCTCCTGTTAAAAGTGACTGAACCTGAGTGGCCAAGTTATTTTCTGTGATAATTTGATACCAAGCTCCCGTAGAAACTCTTATGTAAACCGTTGGGCCACCATAAAAATACATTTGCATATATGTGTTTGTATCCCACGGTATTACTAATAATGTATGCCCGTTTCCACTTGTAATAGGTCCGTTTGTATTGGAACTTGTTATTCTATAAAATCCACAACTTTTCACATTATTTAAGTCAGTTTCTCCAAGCATTTCACTTGTTGACGGAGAAATGCTTGTCCTCTGTAACGCTCCAATGTTTTTACATATAGTAGAAGAATCTGTCGCTCCTGTACCACCGTTAGCTACCGGGATTACGTCTGCATCTGTATAAACTTTCTGCCAGCTGCTCCAAGTCCCAGTATTGCCGTTATAATAACGCGTAGCCATTTTGTTGTTAATATAACCATGTGCTATTTGAATTCTGCTTCGGCTTGCATCTGTTGCCACATAAAAAATTTGTACTATATAAGCATAAAGCTCTCCAAGCAAAGCATATAATCCAGCATGGTTTGTTGGGGAAAGAGAAACAAACATAACACCATCAATAGAAGTGTCTGCATAATTTGTTGCCGCACTTATTGCAGCTAATTTGCTTAAGCCCAAAAGGTTTGCAAGTCCGCCTTTAGCTGTATTTGCCCCAGTACCTCCGTTTGCTACCGGAAGCACGCTGTTATCTGCTGCCATTTTCGCAAGCAGCTCCTCGCCGCTTAAATCATCAATAGCTTTTTTAATATCTGCTTTTATCGCAATTATTGCAGTTGGATCAACTTTGAAATTAATAACGGAAGTATTTGACACTGCAATTTTTATTGTAGGAACAAACTCGCTTACAATTCCGTCACCCAATACGATTTTTTCCATAGGCGGACAATTCGCAATAGCAATTAATGTGCCTTCATCATCAAAGACGCCCATTTCCCGTACTGTAAAACCGCCTACGTCAGATGGTACAATAGCACTTATTTTTAAAACATTCGTATTTAATGTGTCTGTTTCATAGTCTTGGATATTTCCTCTCCATTTTTCATCTTTTAAAGCTGTTTCCTGTCCCGTTGGTGCATAATACGCACCGTCTCCGGTACCAACGGCAAACTCTGTAATATTTACTTTAGTGCCCATTAAAATTGCGTTTGCTATCTTTGCATTTCCCTGCTCTGTAATTACTGCATAATATGTTGTCGCCATTTTTACACCTCCTGTATTGTCATATAAACAGGCAATACAACACCAGCAGCACTGCCGGCCGCTGCCTTTGCTGTATAATCACCTATTGTATATGGTTCTATTGTAAATTCTGCGCCTATCGACGGCATAGCCGTATTGTATGCTCCCGCACTCCCAGTAATATTTGCATTTACAGCGTCTAAATGGCTTCGTTCATTTTTATAAAGTTCAACTTGTCTTAATATTTGCTTTACTTTGTCGCTGTCAAACCCTGTTTTACCTGCTTCAAGATTAATTTTAAATTTGTATGGATTTCCGCTATATTCAGGCCATTCCTGTATAGTAGTTCCCGGCAAAACATCGCTTACCGCTGTTTTAACTGCATACGGAGTACCTTTGTACTTGTGAACTTTTACGGCGTTTTTTATAATCTTTCGCTTTGTGTCAGTATCATACGTTAAGTTATACCAATCCACTTTTAAATCCTGTGCCAACACATCAAGAACTTTATCCGGCAATGTATCTATGTAAAAGTAAATAATGTCTTTCTTAACAAGTTTTAATATCTTTTGCATTTGTTCATTAAACGCTTTTGCAAATGCAACCATATTTGTATCGCCTAAGAGACTGTCAGGAAGCATAGACAAATAATCAATATCATAAATGTTATTCATCCTCAAACCCTCCGTAATTAATAGTATCATTTTCACACACCGCAACATGATTGCTTTCAACTACTGTATATTCCGGTTTTGTAATCTCAACTCGTTTTGCTCCAGCACTCATTACAAGGCTAATAAGTTTAGACGGATTAATATCACGGCCCATTTTTTCACTCTGCCAATTTTTATATTCTTTAACCGCATCTGTTACAGCCGTTTTTATTATCTCTTCTTTGCTTTCATCGTCTGTATTTATGTAATACGTAAAATTAATATCGTAATTTGTTATAACCGGTGCTTTTACTGATACATCATCTGTAAGCGGTCTTACTTTTTCATTGTTTAGTGCCTCTTCAACTTCGTTTAACAATGCCTCTTCCGGAATTTCGCCGTTATTAAGAAGTATATAAATGATTACTTCTCCCGGCTCATCGGATACAACTTGTACATCCGTGATTTTTTCCGAAACGCTTTTCGCAAAATAAATATAAGCATTTTTAGGTCCTGCTGTGCTCCATGTTTCATTGCTCATTTTTATTCTTTCGTAAAATTCCGAGTCCGTTTCTTCATCGCTTCCGCCCTGGCTTGTCGTTGTGTTTTCACAGCTTTGATAATAATTAAATATGTCTACCAATGTATTTATTTGCCCCGCAGCATAACCGTTGCCTACGGAACCACTTGTTGTACATTCTGCCGTAACGTCTATATAAAGCGTTCCGGCTTTTATTACTGCATTTTCTTGCGTGGCAAAATAAATACTGTTATCTGCTGTTACTCTTGTTCCGGCTTTTATTGTTATATCGTTGCTTTGTGCCTCTGATATATAAAAACGCATTGTAACAACTGCCGGCTCAGCCTCAAGACGTGTACAGTCATGGAAAAGCTCAGCCAGTGCGTCAAGATATTCACCTTTTGCATACATCAGCAAGTTTTTTCTTGCTGACTGATTTATTAAAGTTCTTTCCTGAACAACTATATTTGCAGCCCACATAATAGCAACTTTCCATGGATCGGCTGGCGATAACGTTCGGCCGGCTGCTGCTTCAAAAGTGTCCACCATTTCAGCGACAATTGTTTCCGGATCTGTCTCAACAAAATTTATGTCACTCATTTTTTATTGCCACCTCCACAACCGGGATGATTTTCCCCGGCTTGTCGCTTGCCTCAAATGTCACACTTTCCACTTCTGCCCGTGGCTCATACTTTTCTATTTTGTCATAAATTTCGGCTATAAGCAGGCTTTTTGCTGCCGGCTCCGGGCTGTCTATAAACGTTGTGTTTATTCCAAAATCTCTGTATAAAGGGCAGCTCATTAAAGCAGTTGACAAAATCATGTTTACGTTTTGTACAACTTCTTCAACGGTATTTTCCGGATTTATTTTAATTTCTGTAAGTGGATTCGCAGATATTGTATATACCATTTCTGCCTCCTATCTCGCGGCATATTCTTTTAAAGTAACATCAAAAGTACAGTATAAAAGATTGCCGTATTGGTCATATTTTTCAAGATTGTTTGACAGCTTTTCAATTACCCACTTGTTTTTACCGTAGGCTTTCCAGCCTACAACAAAACGCATTGCCTCGCCTTTTCTCATTGCCTGTAAAAATTTTATATATTCGTTAAGCGGATTTACACCTAACGCGGCATTAAGCTGTACAGAAAATGTTATACTTTCAAGTTCACAACCTTGAAATTCTATCAAGTTATCTTTAAGATAGCGGTTAATTTCGGCATACTTTGCCCCGCTGTCCCATTTCAGATTATTTAATGTTTTTACCGTTTCAGGTGTGACCTCAAAAACAATGTCGTTTCCTAAGCTGCCTATAACCATTAGATATCACGTCCTATTATTCCTAAAACAAACCCGTCGTCCTCTGCCGAATAAATACATAATACTTGGTCATTTACTTTAAAACTTTTGTTGTCTAAAGCAAAAATTTCTCCGCTTACAATGCCTAACTTCGGGAAATTAACACGGTATGTTTCTTTATCCTTATTTATAGCCGATATATAGCCTATTCTTATTTCCATACTAGTATCCCTTCATTGTTCTTGTCATGCTTATAGATGTTTTATAACCGCCTGTAACATTGTGTGTCGCCGTATTTACTATGTATTTCCCGTCAAAAGCACCAAAGTTACTTATGTTAATTGTTACACCAACAACTAATTCAGGATTTCCGGGGAGCTCAAAGTTCGCCTCATACTCGCCTTTGTTTTTTTCTCTTAGTCGTTTTTCAGCTACTTTCAAAGCCTCTGCCGTACTTGTTACTTTAATGTTATTAATTTCAAGCGTTTGTCCGTTTGCCGCTGCTCCCGGTACTGAATATGTCGCCTCAATGGTCTTTTTTGTTTCGGGATTTGTATAACTTACATGACATTTTACATAGCTTGTGTCATTGCTGCTCGTGCTAAAGCTGTAGCTTATGTAACCGCCTTTTGTCCTGTCTATATTAAAAACTGCGTCTTTTGACTCATATTCTGCTTGGTCATATAACACAAGCATATTAGCAGTTACTTTTACACTTATTCCGGCATTTTTACAAAGGCTTTCTATAAACGCTATGTCCGATGTATTAACTTGCTCTTTTCGCTTGTACTGCGGATTATAACTGCTTTCATATAACAAAGTGTATCCGGCATTTTTGGCAATTTCGGAAGTTATGCCCTGTAAGCTATACCCTTCCCATGCTTTTGTTTTCTTTTCCATACGGATTTTGTTTTCTGCGGAAATGCTTGACGCTTTAAATGTCAATTTTTGAGGCGGACCATCAACGTTTACTGTATCAACTTCAAACGTTCCGCAGGTTAATACTTTTTCTTTTCCTGTATCGTTGTAGTTTTTGTATATTATTGCCGCATATATTTTAGCTCCCTTTATTTTTAATGTCGTATCAGCTTTTAACCATCTCAGCCATTCATTGTCACGGTCGTCTATGGAAATATTAAGGTCGTCAGCTTTATCTTCGCTGTTATCGGTAAAAGAAAAGCTCAATAAATATTTGTTTAAATACTTGCTTATGTCAGCGCCCTGAAACATTACTGCCAACTCTACACGCCGGGCTTGTTTCTTTTTTTCTGTGACCGATTCGGTCACAAAGCTTTGTACTGTTGTTTTTTCTCTGCTTGATTCTGCATACAAAGTTGCGCTTACTGCCGTTTCAGCAAACCAGCCTTTTTGGTCTACGTGTACAGGATACGGAACATTTTCTTTGTCGTTTATATATGTAACTGTTCCGCTGTAGTTTTCCAATTTTGTCCCGGGTGCACCACCATAGCTTGTATAATACGGTGTTCCTGTTACTGTTACTTTATCGCCTTTTTTATAGTCCATAACATCACCGCTTCCACGGCGACAATGTATCTGCCGTTTCTGTACTAACTTCAATTTCCGGCGCTTTTATAACAATTCCAGCAGGAAAAATAACGGTCTCGGCATACTCTTCGTTTTCATCCATGAGAAGCGCCATATACATACAGCTTCCATAAATTTTATAACTTATAATATCCCATGTATCCCCGGATATCGTTGTATAACTAAGCATAACTTAACCGCCTCTTGTCCTCTTCCATGTCTTTAAGAAGTTTTTTAACTTTTTCAATCATAATATTATTGTTTTCTTCTAACTTCTGCTCTAAGTCATTTGGTCTATTTCCGTCAACAATAATGGTCGGTTGATAATTAAATTTTATGTCTCCCTTGCTTCCGCTTCCTGCTGTACTGCCTTTAAACGGCAAAGGTCTTTCTTTTTTCCTTGCAGAATTTATATTTGCAAAAATTTTCTGTGTTTGTGCTGCTGTAAATACTTTTCTGCCAGCCGCGCCCGTTATAAGCTCCGGTCCGTTTTCTCCGGCTATAAACGTTGCAGGTGTATAAGCTGTACCCCTTGCAAAACCGGAATTTTTTGAAACCCTTTTCCCCGTTTTTGTATCTGTAGGTCCTTTTATTTTTTCCTTTTTTACACCACGGATTTTATTGATTATGCCTGTAAGCCCGTCCTTAATGGCATTTATTGGCGCCATACAAACTTCTTTAATACCTTCAAATACACTTTTAAATATTTCTTTAATACCGTCTAAAACGCTTCTAAAGTCCCCTGTAAATACGCCACGTATTATTTTTATTACACCGTCAAAAATACCCAAAATAGATTGTATAATTGCACCTATGGCTTTAAATCCATTTTCAAATACTGCTTTTATGACAGGCATTGCTGCCGAAATTAAAGCTGTAACAATTTTTATTGCTACACTTATTCCCTGTGCAAGCCCCGTTATTATAGAGCTTATTGTCGGTGCCCATTCTGCAAATTTTTCACCGACAGCCGGCAATACAACATTTACAACATAATTAAATAATTGCTGTACAAGCGGCGTTACATATGTCTGTATGGTATTGTATATTGTCATAAAAGCACTTCCAACGGCTTTAAGCACAGTTATCGCACCGTCAAACATCTTTACGCCAGTAGGTCCAAATATATTGTTTATTTTTTCTCTTGCCGCGTCTAAGTTACTGTCACTAAATAAACCGCTTAATACGCTTTTTACTGTATTTATGGCTTTTACAATGCCGTCAAAGACTTTTAAACCTGTAGGGCCAAATATTTGTCCGACTTTTTCTCGTATTTTGTCCAAATTGCCAGTTAGTAGCTGTATGGCAACTATTATTGCCATTATCGCAGCCGCGGCCGGCAAAATTGGTCCTAACATGCCGCCTAATGTTCCAACTATTTTCAAAATAGGTCCCATAAATTTTCCGGCAGGCCCTAAAACTTTTCCGAATATTTTTCCTATAGGTCCTAATGCTTTCGTTACTATACCAGTTATTGGAGAAAGCTTTTTTGCTGCTATAGCACCTACTCCTGAAAAACCTTTTGTAAATATTTTTCCAATTCCGCTGTTAGCAAATTTTGAAACTCCGTCAAAAGCCTTTGTAAATACTCCCGGGAGGGTTAAAACTCCTGATTGAAGGGCTGCAACACCGCCTCTAAACATTTCAAAGCCTTTTAATGCACTTAATACTACGGCTTTTATATTTAAAAACACAAATTTTGTACTAAGAGCAGCGAGCCTTAAGCCTACAAGGGCAGCCGATACCTTTAATATAGTTTTGGTCAATTCAGGATTTTTTTCTGCAAACGCTGCTGCTTTAGAAATCACATTTGTAACTGTTTTTATAGCTTTTGTAAGTGTTGGTAGTATTGCCTCACCTACTGCAATATTAAGTTCATTTATTGCAGTTTTACATACTTTCAATTGCCCTTGGAAGTTATCGAGACGTATTTCCGCCATACTCTGTGCTGCACCGTTTGAGTTATTGATTGCGGCTGTTAAATTGTTAAAATCTGCGTCACTTGCGTTAATTATCGCAAGTAAACCTGACATTCCTTCCTTGCCGGCTATTGTAGATGCGGCCGCCGCCTGTTCTGCTTTACTAAGCCCTGAAAATGAACTTCTCATTTCTACAAGTAATTTATTTAACGGCTTTACATTTCCGCTGCTGTCTGTAAGTGAAATATTTAACTTCGATAAAGTTTTTGAAATTTTTGCAGTTGGTTTTGCCAAATTAACAAGTAAATTCTTTAAACTTGTTCCGCTTTGGCTTTCTTTTACGCCACTGTTTGCCATTAACCCCAAGGCAACAGAAACATCCTCAATACTATATCCTAATGCACCGGCCGTACTTGCTACATACTTAAAGCTTTCTCCCATTTTTGAAACATCAGTATTTGAACTTCTTGAAACTTGGGCCAAAACGTCAGAAAAGTGTGCTGCGTCGCTTGCCTTTAACTTAAATGCACTTAACGCATCTGTTACAATGTCAGACACACTTGCCAAATCTTCTCCAGACGCCGCCGCAAGGTTCATAATACCCGGCAAGCCTGAAATCATTTGTTGTGTTTTCCAGCCGGCCATACTCATATATTCAAGGGCTTTGGCGCTTTCTGTTGCTGTAAGGCCAGTTGTATGGCCTGCGCTTTTTGCCGCTGCTGCAAGTTTCGCAAGGTCACCTGCGGATGCTCCGGAAATTGCTCCAACAGTCGACATTTGTGATTCAAAACTTTGGGCGGCTTTAACCGGTCCGGCATAAATAGCCGCTGCCGCTGCTGCTGCAAACTCGATTGTAGACATTATTTGTCCCTTGGTCTGCGATATTGCGGCACGATTTTTTTGTTGTGCCTGATTTATTTTTGCAATATTTTCTTGGCTTTTTTTGATTGCGTCGTAGCTTCTTTGCAATTTCTCATTGCTTTTAGTTAGATTGTCTGTATTTACTCCAGAATTTTGTAAATCACTTCTGAGCCTTTCTAATTCTGACTCTTGGCCTTTAATTTTGTTTGTTGTGTTTGCAATTTGAGTTTCATTTCGGGCCATTTTTTTACGCAATGCTTCGGTCGGATTTTCCGTTGACCGCATTTCCGCTTGCAGCCGTTCATGTTCCCTCGTAAGAGCCTCTAGCTTATTTTTGTTTTGCTCAATTGCTTTGTCTTGTTTTTGATAACCGCTTATTTTGTTCTGTACGCTGTTAATCTTCGTAAGGCTGTTTTGTAAACCCTTTACGGCGGCATTTGCACTTTTAAAGCTACCTGTAAAGTTATTGCCTAAACTCGCCTTCAACTTGAAAAGCAGCTCAAATTCTTTACGTCCAGCCATAACTTCACCGCCTTTAAGATTTACTTTTTTCCACTTCTTCTATGTCTTTTATCCAAGCAAGCAGACTTTCTATAGTTTGACCTATCCAAAACTCTATTCCCGTATAGGTGTTTTGCGCTAATATGTATGATGTTTGTCTAAACCATTTTGCCGGCTGTTTTAGTCCGTATCTGTCAAAAAACGTCTTGCAGCGTTTTTTACATTGTTAAAATCTTTAAGCGGCAAATTTGCAATAACTTCTGATGATACACCTGCTGCTTTTGCGGCGATTCTCGCGCAGTAATTCGGGCTAATTTCCGGCGTTAGTGCAAACTCTTCTAAACTTGTCATTTCATTTTCAATTGCAATTAAATCTTTGCCTTTTAGCTTGTTAAAATCCAGTTTGAATTCTTTGTATGTTATACCTTCAAATTCAAATTCATTTCTTAATTTGATTGTAACTACTCCCGGAACTTCTGTTGTCTCTGTTTCTTTGCTCGTTTCACTTACATTCGTATCGTCTGTTTTTTCCTCTGTTTCTGTTGCTTTTATTTCTTCGTTATCCATTTTTTGTACCTCCGTATGTTATTTTCCTAATGCTTTTCTGACATCTGCAAGTTCGTCAACACCGTTTATCAGGCAAATGAAATTAAGCAAATCAATTTCCATGACCTTAGTTCCGTCTATGTATGTAGCATAATAACTTACGCTGTATTCCCCCGAACCGTCGGCCGTTGAAGCCGGAGCAACCTTGCCCGGTGATAATTTTACAGGTGTAACCCCTAATACATGTTTGACCGAAACTGTGTTAATTTCTCCTGTTGATGGATTTCTTTGTTGCTGCGCTACTCTTAAATCAAGAGTATGAACACGGTTTTCATATAAACTGTATTGTGCTTTGCTTGATGTCTTAAAGTTAAGCGTCAAGCTCATTGCTTCTAAATGGCCAACAATAGGTGCGTTATATGTGCCGTTTATACCAGCTCCGTTTATTTCTGCTGTTATTCTGCTTATTTCCGGAAGTGTCGCTTCTGCCATTCCCAGAAATTCCGTGCCGTCTTCATAAACGGCAAAATTCACAATGCTTTCATCGACTTTCATTTGTTTTGCCTCCTTTCATTAAACGGTTAATGCTTTTTCTATATAGCTTGTATCATATTCAAATGTGAAGTCCATTTCCTCCGCCGGTGACGGTGGTGTTAAATATACGTGGAATTTCATTTTGCCGGCCATTAAATCTGTTGTACTGTTTTCATTACTTAAAAATTCTATCCTGCCGCCAAGTATCTTTTCTTCGCTTACAAGTCCGTTTAGATAGATATTGAATGTATCAACTATATTGTCTATTAGACGGCGGTTCATTTTGTTGTCCAACTTAGCCCAAAATGTTTGTATTGCCGTTTTTGCAACCCAGTCAAAAGTTCTCGAAACACAAATAAAATAGTCTTTTACGTCTGTACTTGCCGGATATGCCGCACTTTCGTTGCCCCATGACTTAAACCCGCCTATAAAATTAATAGCTGTCGCAATACCGTTTGTGTTAAGATGATTTGCTTGAGTAATGTCTAATAAGACCTCTGTCCCGTCTGCCGTGCAAAGTCCGTCAATCTGCATTTCTTTATTTGAAGGGCTTGCGCTTGGACAATCACCATTGTCACTATCTGTCTGTGCTATAACTCCGGCCATTTGTACTGACATGTGATATTTTTTGCCGCTTAAAGTTACCATTGGCCAAAAAACAAATTGTTCTTTTTTTGTTATGCTATTGTTGTTTTTCCATTCAACAACATCTTTGTAATTTGTAACCGTTTTGCAGTCTGCATCAATTAACGCTTTTGCGGCAAACATATCATTTATGCCGGTAGCTTTGGCCTGCATTACCGCTGCAACTTCGGAATCGCTCGACCACCCAGGTGCTAAAATAAGGTCCGGGATTATATTGCACTTTGCAAACACACTTTCTATTAGTTCCATACCGCTTGTTATTCCTGTGCTCGCGTTGTATCCGCCTATTATGTCCGTTTTTGTTACAAGAGTTGGATCTACTGCCGTTGCTTCTATAAATATACTTGTGCCTGTAATTGCTCCGCCGTCCACAATTTCCAGTTTTAAACAGTCATCGTCATAAAAAAGTGTGTAATCTGTATTTAATACATAAGTTGTTCCACCGCTTTCTGCACTTGTAACTTTCACCGTATCAATTAAGTATTCAAGCGGCAATTTAACTTGTTCATTCGTAATTGTAAATTCCGTTGCAGGTATCGTTTTCTTATGTACGCTTGGATCTAACACATTTACAAAAATTACAGGCGAACAGTCATACAATTTAAAATGTGAATAAATCATTTCGCAAAGCGTATAACTTTCCCAATCGTCACTATAGCCTAACGCCTCCACTGCTTCCGAGTATGTATTAGCTAATACAATCTCGTTTGCTTTTCCGCCGGCAGTGTGAACCGGTGCCGTACCTACAACAAACGGTATTCCGCAAGCCGCTACAACAGGAGTACTTATACTTGTAGAAATTTGACTTGTTTTAATTCCGTGATAATATGCCATTTTTTAAGCCTCCTTATTTTTTAATTGCCTTTTTAATTGTTTCATAGGCATTGTAAATACTGTTGCCCTTTTCTTTTGCCTTTTTCTTCTTTTCGGCTATTTCTGAGGTTTCAAAAATCATTTTACCTATATGTGGTATTTCTTCTATAGCCTCTTTCAAATGATTTAATACGTCTGTCTTTGTCCCTCTGTATATTGCATTTTCTCTTATCCCAAGGTGCTTAACGCTTGGACCTATGTATACATAACTTTTTATTTCCTCCGGTTTCTGAAGCTCGACCTTATTTAAAGTGTTATCTTGAGTTTCATTTTGATTTTCAGTATCACTTTCATTTATTCCGGATGTAATAATTTCACCGCTTAATATGTTTTTCAATTTTTCCACAGCCAATATGGCTTCATCTGCTGCAGCGTTTATATCTGCTAATAATGTCTTTTCCTCTGCCTCCCCGGCTTTTTCAATGGCTAAATTTTCAGCCGTTTCCGCAAACTCAAGAACTGTTTCATCTTTTATTTTTTCCCTTATCTTTTCTCCCAATGTTACGGCTTCATCTGCTGCCTTTGCTGCCGCTGCTTTTGCTTCTGCAATGGTCATTTTTGCCATATTTCAGCTACCTCCTTTTGTATTGTTGGCGAATCAAATGTTAAAATCATTTCGCCTATATTGTATGGCCCAGTATCGTCCTCATATATGGTGTATTCAATCGGCATTTTAAGCATAAAAACATTGCTTAAAACCCTTGTTTTTAATAGCTTTATACGCAGTCTGTCAATTATATTGAGTGTATCAATATATCCCTTGCTGCTGTCTTCGCTGTATGTAACTATAATTAGCCTGACATTCATTGTACTTTCTTCAAAATCGCCGGGTATTTGAGAATCTTTTCCGGTCAAAAATTTTATAAGAACATAAGGCACTTTTTGAATAGGTTCATCTTTTTTAGGTAAATTCCCCTTAAATACAAGCGGAGCACGTTCTCGACTTTCCTCTCCATACTTTGTTTTGACTTCAAGCATTAGTTCCTTTGTCTCCTCTTCCACAAAATTCTCTAATGCGTCTAACAAATTATTTCCTGTCAAATCCACGCCCCCCTTAATATTTGTTTAAAATTCTCGTTATTTCTTGTTCAATACGTTTGTTAATGGTTTCTTGGGCTTTTTCCTCTGCCTTTTTTATAACAGCAGCATTTGAAATCATAGTAGCGGCACTTGGTCCGTAAATTTCCTGTGAAGTATTACGTTCTCTTGTCAAACGTTCAAATATTGCTGTTCCATACTTTCCCAAATCAGTTTGATATGCGTGTTCCAAAGTATATTTTTTGCCTTTCTTTACTTCAACTTGCACCTTATGACCATTCGTATTAGGCGTTATATCGAATTTTTTAATCTCAATTAAATTCCCGCCAAATTCTATTGAGCCTAATAAATTATTGACTGTTGCCTTTTTACGTTTTGTTTTTACTTCTTTTCGCAAATCTGATTGTTTTATGGTATAAATTTCAGAAACACCCTTTATGACCGTACTTTTAAAATTTGTCAGTGCCCTGTTTACAGTTTGATAAAAAACTCTTTGAGGACCTTTTTGAACGTCTGATAAAATCAAATTAACCCTGTTAATCTGTTCTTTTGAAATCTCAATCATTCGTCCAACACTTCCAATGTTAAAACCGTCTGTCCTAAAAGCTCACTTACTTCTTTTATTGAATACTCAATATTATCAATTTGCATAATGTGGTTTTTACGTATCTTTTTTTCAATGCAGCTTGTTCTTATGTACGCTTTAACAACATCTTCATATATGCCCTCGTCATGTTGACTTGCTGTTTTTTGCCGGTCTTGTGAAACGTCGGTTAATACTATAGGCACATTTTCAAATATATCTTTGTCGTAATAAACCGTATAATACTTTGCAAACTCAGCCGCATTGTCAAAAACCGATTTTAAATCATTTTCTAAAGCGTCTGAAAAATTCATTATTCCACCTTAGCCACAAACCATGAATTAACTTCGTTTGGCGTTGGAAGCGGACGGCTGTCAAGCTGTATAAAACGTCTGTCCGGGTTATGTTTAATAAATGTATGCGCTACTTTTTCAGCTTCATAAGTTACAAAAAGCTCTGACTTTGGATCTAACATAGTTAGCCCTGCAAAGTTTAATATATAGTTTGCTTTCGTGCTTGCAAGCAAAATACTGTCCTCCGGCATTAACGGTTTTTCAACAGGATTTGCTGGATCTGTAAAATCGTCAAGGTACCATTCGTTATATGTATATATTGAGATATTGTCTTTTGCGATATGTCCAAGATATGTAGCTCCGGAAGGTAAGTCAGCAGGCTTTATTGCTGCCAAATCTGCATTTTTTAAATTTAACTGTTTTAAAACAGTTTCGTTGTTTAAAAAGTCGTCCGCTGCTGCTGCTCCAAGAACAAGCACATCGCAGTTTATAAACCCTGTTTTTTGTACAGTCCTTTTATATCTGCTTATATCTTCAAGCGGTTTTGAATTTGTGCGGTCGCTCCATTTTGCTGTATCTGTTGTAATTGTTTCAGTATTTTCAAAACCAAAATCAATTTCATAATTTACACCGTCACCTGTAATTGGTATAACACCTTTCATCATTGCACATGCACACATGTATTCAATTCTGCGCTGTATCATTTCATCAAGTTCGGCTAAATCATCACGCATTTTAATAACTGCTCTCTCTTGTGGCGTATAGGCGTTGTAAAGACTTTCACCCGCTGCACGTGATAAAATATCGTCTATTGTTGTTACTTTGTTCGGTGCAAGAAGCGGCGGTTCATATGTATTGGTTGTATATCCTGTGTTCGGTACAGTTTTTCCGCCTTTAACTTCCGACACAAACGGAGCTAATTTTCTACTGCCTTTTTTGAAATCTATGTCAATCTTTTTTGTTGGAAAAGTCTGAACTTTCGTAAAAAACGTACTTCTGAAAAATGTTCCTACTGGCGCAAGCCGTTTTACCACTGCGGCCATTGTTCTTGGTTCATAAATGCTTATCTCGTTTGCCATGTTTTACTCTCCTTTTATCGTGTTTATCTAAAATAAATGTTCAACTTTCTGCAAATCGGCTTTAATGCCTCTATAGTTACGCCGTCAGGCAAATTAATACTGTCTGCAAAGAATTCACCTGTTGAGTAAAAATTAACAGGTCCGTCTTTTTCCGCTGCTTCTGCCGCAATTCCTATAACATCGTTAATAGTATCTGCCGTAACAGGTGCAAATGATGCTGTTATAGGCTGCATGGCTTCAATTGCCGCCGTTGCAGTATCCGTCTCGGCCACAATCGGAAAAGTTCCCGCGAATTTATTAGCTGGTTTATATTCAAACATTTTTTATTCCTCCTTATAAAACTTTGTCAATTATTGCCCCATACGGATTGATTTTTTTATTAACAACTTTTCCGTTAGGTGCTGTGCCTATGTTATTAACGTTGCTGTTTTCAATATCTTCTTTTGTTTCGCTTAAAAATTTTTCGCCCGACTTTTTTTCCTCTGCTATAATCTGAAGACCTAATGTTTCAGCGGATACAGGCTTTTCAAATTTGGCCTTTGTCGCCAATTCCTCATATCCGGCAAGAGTTATATCCTCAATATTTTTTATTCTTTCTCTTTCTGCCTTTGCTGCTTCCTCTGCAATTTGATTGCAAATTTCAGGATATGTTTTCTTAAGTTCATCCATATTTTTAATTTCCATTTCTTTTCCTCCCTCTGCATTGATATTACTTATATTTGTTATGCCTTCCGGCTTCGGCGTTTTATCCGGTGCCTGCTGTGTAAATAACTTCTTGATTTTTTCAGGAACACTATAGCCTTTTAAATTTATAGGCACGTTATTAACTACCACAGTATTTTTATTTTTTGCAATTACCTGTTCCGGCTCCTCTTCAAACATAAGTTCATCAACAAAACCATTTTCATATGCTTCCTTGCCGGTCCACCATGTTTCGGCATCCATTAAATTGCTTATTTCCTTACTGTCTTTTCCTGTCTTTTGACAATACCATTCAATAATGCTATTCTTTATTGTTTCAAGGGTTTCAGACATTTTTGTTAAGTCTTTGCTTTCAAAATAATCGCATAAGGCCACTTGCGGATTATGTATCATAATTACAGCACCAGCCGGTGCCATTATCTTGTCTGCTGCCATTAAAATTATTGTTGCTGCACTTGCGGCCCATGGCGTTTTGGCTATAATCTCAGCCGGGTTGTCTTTTAATCTTGTTGCAATTGTATACGCGGCAAATACATCACCGCCGCCACTGCTTATGTGCACATAAATTTTATCTACATTACCCAGTGCTTGAAGGTCTCTTGTAAATGCCGCCGGATTTATGGTGTCATTCCACCAACTTTCTTGACTTGCAATTTCTCCGTCGAGATATAACGTTGCTTCATTTTCAGTGTCTGACTGAACAAAATTCCAAAACTTATTTGTTTTTGCTGCCAATGCTTAACACCTCCTGCAATGCCTTTGTTTCTCTTTTTAACTGCTCAATATTTCGGTTAAAATCAGTATTTGTAAGTTCCACGGCCTCACGTCCGTATGTACTTAAACCATTTCTAGCCCTCAATATTGCTGCGTTTACTTCTTTAAGCGGATCAAGCTGACCAGTCGTTGGTCCGTTCCATTGTGCTTGACTGTATGCCTTTCTTATTGCCGGATCTCTGAAAAACCCCGGTGCCTTAATTCTGCCTTTGGCCACTGCCTCTGCCAGCCATTCTTCATAAATCGGCTGGCAAAAATCAGCCGTAAACCAGCCTCGGTGCATATTTACAGTTTTAAAAAACTCTAATAATGCGCCTCTTGAAGCACTGTAGCTGCTTGAAAAGTGTTTTAATAAAACCTCGTATGGAATATCAAGAGCAGTGCCAATCTGACGGCACATGCTGGATACAAATCCGTCAAACGCTGTGTTAGGTCGTCCGGGATTCATATCGTGTGCTTTTTCCCCAGGTTCAAGGTCAACCACAATGCCGTTTCCTAACTCAATACTTCTTTCATCGCCATTATCAACTTGCAATTCCTCAGGAATATCCTCTCCAAATGCTTTGCCCTCTTCTCCCTCAGACTGCTTTTCAATAAAAATTGTATACATTCCTGAAACAATAGCCGCCATTAATTCAGCATCTGTATATTGTCCCAACTGCTTTAGGTTCTCAATGACAGGCGCAATAAACGGTATTCCTCTAACCTGTCCTATACGTTCTCGGTTCATAACGTGCAAAACATTTTTTCTTCCGGTTTTTGAGCCGTATGCGTCAACTCTAACCCATTCATGGGGAACGGTTGACACTATTTCCTTTGGATGATGTTTGGCTATATGATAAGCCACAACTTCTCCTATATCATTTGTTTCCACACCTTCAACTATTTTTGGATTAAGTAAATCATTTTCGGGATTGCAAAGCCTGTCGGATTCTATTAAATTTATTCTCAAATCGTATGGTGAGCCAGGCCGCTTTGTAGTTGGCAACGTCACAATCACATCACCTGACATAAGCCAGTTTAAAAATACCAATTGCTGCAATTCAACAAAATTGTCAAGCCTCTGCAAATCACAATTTGTGCTATCAGCCCACAACGAGAATTCTCTTTCAATTTCACGTTCCAGTTCTTCGGCAGTTTCATCTGTAAGACCTAATTTTTGTCTGTCAACCGTACTTTTAAGTTTTAAGCCAATCCCTATAACGTTTGTTCTCATTGTTTTAATAGCGCCTGTGGCTATGTTTGAACCACCCATATATAAGTCGCGGCTTCGGTCTCTTAATGTGTCTAAATTTTCCTCAATATCTTCCTTATGGCTTCCGCCTCTGAAAAACCAACCTCTTACAGACTTTTTATAAAAGTTTGCCCCATGTCTGCTATATCCACTGTTTTGTATTTTGCGTACTGTTTCCATTTTGTAGCGGGCGTGCTCTCTTTCAAGAGCCTTTTCAGGGCTTATTGCCTCTACAAACTTATCAATAATGTTCATTTTTTCACCGCATTTCTTTATAAATCACGAGGAACTGCTCTATACATACGATTACGGCCTTTATTTTTAGTTAAATTCTCAATCTGCGTAACCTTTGCCGACCAAAACTCAATATTATTTCTTATATCGTTTGAATTTGCACGTGTTAATTGTCTGTCTCCTATTGTGTAAGCCTGTCCGGTGCTTACTATTTCATCAGCTTGCAGCCACATTTGTAAATGCGCTTTTGCCTCCGTTAATGTAATTGCTCCCAAAATATCACCGCCTTTTTATTAAATCTTCACGCCATGGCTATTTATCCTGCGGCGTTTTGTATTTTTCTTTATTTGCTGTTCCGGTTCTTGTATTTTTAATACAGGGTTTGCAATTTCAAGCGCTGCCGTTGCATAATTTCTTATGTCAAACGGTTCATTTCTTTTAAAACTTGGATCTTTCAGTTCCCACGAATAACATGCGTTGCCTTTTTTATAAACCATTACTTGTTTTTCAGCTGTAAGCCCCTTGAAATATCGCTCGTCATACCCTGCCGACGGATCAGCCGGAAAGTGGCAGTAATTAGGACCTTTCTTGCTTACTTTCAAGCGGTCATATAATATGCTTTTGCCGGCATCAACACCTATAATAAAAAGTGGAGTCTTATATCTGTTGTTTCTGCTTGGAGCTGAAATATATGCCACTCCCGCGCCGCCTCGGCCTTTAATTGCAAAAATTCTTTTTGACATTCGTGCCTTTGTAAATCTATAAACCTCGTTCGTGTAATGGCCGCCGCTGTCTATGCAGGTACAAATTACTTTCAGCTTTGTTCCGTCCTCTTTTATAAATGTTTGTTTCAAAAATTCGTCTAACTGTTCCCAAATTTCCGGGCTTTTCATGTCACCATAAATACGGGCATATTTTATACCGTAGCTTTCTTTTTCCACACCCCAGCCGACGACTTCAACCTCAAAACGGTCGTCCTGAGTATCTACTCCGGCAGTAAGACAAATAACATCTTTAGGTACTTCACAGCCGTAATCCTCGCAGCGTTCTAATAACTTGTCGCTTTCTAATGCTTCGCCTTCCATTTCCCATGTTTCACCCATTTCGGTATTGGTCCACGATTTTAATAATTCATAATTTCCCTTGTCCGCTTCATCTTTTGCAATTATGTAGTTTTCAACGACCTTAGACCATTCGGCACCCGGCAATGTGCTTGCAAGTGCATTAAGGCGAAAACCTTTTGTCTTTCTGTTTGGGTATTTATGTATGTATTTTCCATACTTGAATTTTTCTTTCCATGCCGCTTCATCCGAAATAACGCCGCAGTGTTCACATACATAGCGAATATTTGTTATATCGTCTTTCTTATAAATAACGTTTTGCCATACAAGGGGCTGAAGCTTTCCGCATTCCGGACATGGCACATTCCACACGCCTTGTGTGCTGTGCTCATACTCGGTTGCAATTCTGCTTATGTTTTTGATTGTTGGGGTACTTACACATATTTCTTTGCGGTTCCAAAAAGTAGCTTGCCTTTTGCCTGCTAAAATAAGCGGATCGCCTTCGTCTCCGGCACTTGCCGGATACCTGTCTATTTCATCTGCTAATAATATCCTTACTGGACGGCTTGCTAAACTTTGAGGACTGTTACTCCCGATTATCGTTACACTGCCTCCCGGAAATAACTTCTGTAATATGGTGTTTCCGGTCCTTTTGCCGTCAACAACCTTGTTTCTAAGAACAGGTGTATCCATAAGCATTAAAGAAAGTCTGTTTTTGCTGAATTCCTCTCCCATTGTGAGTGTTGGCTGTAAAACCATTATTGATGTCGGATCATAATGCATGTAGTAACCAATGGTGTTTAACAAAAATGCATCCGTTTTGCCAATCTGAGAACAGCTCATCACAACAACTTTTTCTACGTCAATATTAGTTATGGAATCCATAATTTCTCGTTGATACTCTGTTGTTTTCCATTGACCGCTTTCCGCCGATGCAGCACTTGATAATTTCCTATACTTGTCAGCCCATTGGCTTAAAGTTATATCCGGGGGAGGCTGTAATTTCAACAAAATACGTTTAAATAATTGTTTTGTATTTTCTTTTACAAATGCCATTATTTACCCGTCTCCTCGTTATTGTCCTCTTTAGTCCCAAACACAGTGTCATAATCAGATAGTTCGTTTAATGCTTCATCTGTAGCAGCTTTTATTATTTTAAAAATCTCGGCTTTATCCGTTTTGGCAGCTATTACAGGTGCCAGTTTTGCCGGAAGCGCCATTAATCGGCTTTTAAAATTAATGAGCATTGTGCTCAATAGCTTTTCAATGTCATTTGACTCATGTAGTTCTTTTTTTCTGCTTCTCAGTTCCAGTTCCTCATTTTCTCGTTTGGCACGTATTAACCTTGCTTTCTCAGTGTTATAGTCAATAGTGTCGGCATTAGTACCTCTTTTCAAAAAAGCAATGTAGTTTTGAGTCACATCACGCAAATCATAGACTCCTGTGCCTGTTTTATATTCTTTTATTATTCCGTCGGCCCTTAACTGTCTTATCCTACGCTCACTCAATCCCAAAAAGGCGGCAACGGCTTTTGTCGTGTAAACTTTCAAGGCTGCGCCCTCCTTTTCTGATTTTTAAGCCCTTAGCCGTTTTTGTGGTCAAAATTTCGGAAATGAAAAAAAATTTTTAAAAAATAAAATTATTTTGGGGGTCCATGTACCCGCAATGCTTTTATTTTCCTGGAAGAACCTATGCAATTACGTATCTTCATCACTTAAAAGCAGTTTTTTATCGTCCCAATCGTCGATTACTTCTAAATCATCATCAGTCGTGTTAATTTCTCCCGTTAATTTCCACTTTGCAAGCGTCAACTTGCTTTCTTCAAGACTTAACCTCTTTAGTTCCATTTCATATGTTCGCATGGCTTCGAGAACTTTAATTATTCTGCCATGCGTCTTTATTAATACTTCTTCAAGTTTCATCTTGCGATTAAATGCACTGCTATTGTTTGTTATTCTCATGTGGAGTTTTTCACCTGACGCACTTTTTTTGCTGACATAAACGTCCGCGTCTTCTATGTAATACTCTTCTGCTACATCAGCAGCTTCTTGTACTTTGTCTGCTTCTTTTTCCTTTGCCGATTTCGGAGTCTCCATAACTGTAACTGTATCAACATACAGTCTTCCTTCCTCTGCACTGTCTAAAGCGGCTATTGCTTTTTTTAATCTCATTTGTTTAATCATTAGTGTTTGAAATTCAAGCATTAAATTATCAGGCACACTGTCAGTAAGACTATCTTTAAGGTTTGTTTCTTCTTCGGTTAAGTCATCTAAGAACACTGTGCAATACGCCCCATGCTTTTTAGCATTTTGGTTTCTCTTTGGTGCCCCATGACCTTTCGAGTTTTTATTTCCGGGCTGTGCACCTTTTTTGTTCGGATATTTTTCTTTAAGTTTTTCCGTCCATTTATCTACGCTTTTCCATTTTCTAATTTTGCTTTCACTTACTTTATATTTTTCAGCAAGTTCTTTTGTAGTCAGCTTTCCATGGCTTTCTATCCAGTCATTTTGGGCCGCGTCTCTGTTTGGGCTTCTTGGCCTTGGCATTATCTCACCTGCCTAATTTTGTTTGTTTTTATTTTTTCTATAGTAATAATTCTTTGTATGCTACGCATTAGCAATATAAAAAACATATATTGTTGTTCAGTTGTATTAAAGAAAATTTGGTTATTTAATGCACTTAAAGTTTATATTTACAATATATATTAAAAAACGGGCAATGGCGGGCAATCTTTTTTCGTATCGTTTTATTGCTTTACTTATCATGTAGTTGCCTATATCATTGAAAAACTCCTATTTCGTTTATTCCAATTCAAATTAATTGTTTCGTTTTCTTCTCTATTCCAATTAAAAATAAATAAAAAATACACTAACCATTAACAGTTAGTGCACATTCCTTTAATTATCTTATTTTTTTCAAATCGCTTTTCTAATTGCTTTAATGCAGTGGTTCTTATATTTTTACATTGTCTTACGCTATAGCTTAAACGTCTTGAAATTTGTTCCCAGCGCATGCCCTCTATATAAAAATTATAAATAATCAGCTTATGCAGTGTATCAAGGTGGTCTATTTCTTTATGTACTTCATCTTTGAAAACTAATGTCTCTTTTCTTTGTATTCGTAACTCTTTCAGTTCATTTGATATTTCAGGTGGCATATCCAAAGGTTCCTCATTAGTTGACTTTAGAGGGCAATAAAAATTGTCCTCTAATTCTTTGATATATCTGTTTTGTAATTGTATTTCTTTATTTGCGTCCTTATATTTTTGCAATATGTACAGGATTTTTTCTTTATTCACATTACCACCCCTTAATACCATTTTTGCCACATTTTTAATCTCAAATTATAGCTTTTCTCTACTGCTAAGCCATATTTTGCAATTTTCAACATTGTCGGAAAACTTGTTGTGGTTACAGCATTTACAAAGAAATCTTGCCATTTCTTCAATATCCATTTCTTTTATCTGTTGTAATACTGTTTTTCCCTTTTGTGCAGTTTCCATCTTGGGTTTTGTTTCAATTGGCTTTGTTTCGTTTTTAACTGCTAATCCCAAATCATTATTAAGATTTAATTCTTGCTGCCCCGGCATAGGAGCATTGTCCTTTATATTTTTTACGTCTTTAATACTGATTGAGCCATTTTTATTTAGCTTGTTTAATACTTTCCTCTGCTCTGCTGCTTCCAGCTTTGACGTTTCATACGCTACCGTCACACTTATTTCACCTGCAGCATACCCCTTCATAAGTTCACTATTAAGATTTTTATTTATACTTTCGTACCGGCTTATTTGTGCAGCCGTTGTTTTTAAAGCATCTGCCGCCAGCTCTCGAACTCTGCCTGGTATATTTTCCTTCTTTTTGAGCTCAGCCAACAGTTTTGACATACGTTCAGCCTGTTTAGTCTTTTCATAATCACTTAATTGACGTGTAGTGCTGTTGGTCATTAGCATTATTAGTTCTTCTCTTACATCGTCTATGCCTCTTAAAACCTGTGCCGGTACTGTTTCAAACTCTGTTTTGCCCTCTGCAACCAAAGCCAAACATGCAAGACGACGGCGGTGTCCTGCAATTACCTTGTATTTTCCGTTATCAAGCGCTTTTACGATTAAGTTTTGTTTTAAGCCTGTAAGCTCTATTGACGTTTTTAAATCGTCTATTTTTTCAGTATTATAAAAATTCTTTTCAGACGGTATTAAATCATTTATGTTAAGATATTCAATTTTTAAGTCTGTGTTTTTGTTTCCTTTACTTTGTTGAGCCTCTTTCATGCTTGCACTGTTTAAAAGCTGCACCATATTAAACTTTGCCATTTCATCACCTCCGATTATAAACAATAAAATGTGCTCGTTTCGGTCACATTTATTTCGTCATTTTCTCAAATTCTTCTATTGTCATGATTTTAGCTCCGCACTTTGCACACTTAACATATTTGTTTGGCCTCGTATATTTGGTGTCGTCATAATATCCTGAGTTGTCACACTCTTCATTATCGTTCAAATTATAATAAAAGTTGGCCGTCCCTCTATAGTTTTCTTTTATTGCGATAATTTCACATCCGCATTTTGGGCAGCACGTTATTTTTTCCATAAAATCAGCCCTCACATTTCTTTAGCAATTCCTCTGCAAATGCCATATAATCTTTTGAAGCTCCGCAGCGTGGCGAATACTTTATGATTGGCATTGCTGTAAATGTGCTTTCGTCTACTTTTTGTGTCCAACGTATTTTACTTTCAAATATGTAAATATTACGTGTGTTTAAAAAATCTACGCCTTGCATGTTTACATCATTTTTTCTGTACATTGTTATTAATACACCTGTCAAATCCAAATCAGAGTTGAAGTTTTCTTTTATACTTTCAACTTGTTCTATCATTGTAGACATCCCGTCAAATGTAAAATTATCTATCTTTACCGGAATGATTACATTGTCAGATGCCACAAGCGCATTTATAACGCTTATATTGACATCAGGTGCATTGTCTATAATACAAAAGTCGTAATTATCTCTTATGGCTTCCAATGCTTTTTTAAGTCTTGTTTGCTGTGGTTTGCTTGTATCTAATAAAACAGTTCTGTTTGCCGTCAGCAAATTCATGTTAGCCGGTATTAAATCAATATTTTCATATTCCGTATGTCTTATGACCTTTGTTACCTCTGCGGTTTCTTCTAAAAGTTCTGCTATACTATTATGTTTATAACTATGTAAACCAAACATTTTCGTTGTATTCCCTTGCTTATCGTTATCTATAACAAGAACTTTTTTATTGAAAAGCGCAGCTAATATGTAAGCGGTATTAAAACTTGTTATAGTTTTGCCTACGCCACCCTTTAAATTTATGAATGATATAGTTTGCATGTTTTCCTCCGTTAATTTTTGTTCTCAGCTCTCTTGGCGTCAATTCGTTTTGCCAATTCTTCCACGTTGTTTTTAAAGTGATTCTTTATGGCTTTTTTAATTTTTGCTTGGCGCAATGCTTCAAGAATTAAATTATCATCTTTTAATAATTCTTTTGCCTCAACTGTAGCCTTTTTTATACTTTCTTTAAATTTTTCCGGATTTTCTTTTTTAAGCTGTAGCAATACACTCATATGCTTTTTTAAAACTTCTGTTCTGCCCTCTTCTATCATGTTATAAAACTGTTCTGATAATAGCCTCGTTATTATTTCTTTTTTATTTTTTGTCATTTTTTACTCACTTTTTATGATATTATCGAGGAACATAATGGCACATTTAAACCGTACTTTGTACTGCCTTATATCCTCTGCCGTTATATAACTATGGCCGAAATGTTTCTTCATGTCCTTCCACACAGCATACGGAATAAAGAAATAATCATCCTTAATGCCTACGCATACACCTGTAATTGCCCCAAGCCTGCTGTGTTCTTCAAGTGATTTTATCTGTTCGTCTGAAAGTACATTTTTATTCATCCGGTCTGTTGTTGTAAACTTTGCTTCAAAGACAATAGCTTGTCCGTTTTTAAGAGTACCGCAAAAATCCGGCTGAGCATGCTTTGTAAACTGTCCTTTAAACCGTCCGTAAGAATTTTTTTCAAGAACTCTAAACGGTTCAGGAATTTTCTCTATTTTTGCGATGCCTTTTTTTGAGTATTCTTTGCAGGCAATGTCAATAAGCTGTTCAAATAAATGACCCTGTGCATTATTTACCATGCTTTGGTACTTTCTATTTATAGGTAAGTTATTTATTTCCATTTTCATTTTTCACAGCCTTTCTTTGTTATTTTTTATTTTTTTCTTGACCATTTTTATTATTTTTTAAAAGATTTCTAAGTATCTTGATTTCTTTTTGCTGATGTTCTATTTTGTATGCTGCTTTCAAACATAAGTCCATTATTTGAAGTGTGCATTTATCCCTGTACATACTTTCCGTTCTGAGTTTTTTAACCAGTTCTTTTTCAGTGTTCAATTTTTATCGTCCTTTCTCTTGTCAGTTTTGCCTATAAGATAATCCACCGACACACCGAAAATGTCGGATAAAATTATAAGCTCTCTTATTCCAGGCTCATTTCTTCCTGACTCATAATTAGAAATAGCTGTATATCCGTAATTGAGTTTTTTGCCAAGCTCTCTTTGTGTTATTTTGTTTTCTTTTCTTAGTTTTCTAAGCCTGTCCTTAAATTCCATATTCCTGCTCCTTTCTTTTACTTAAAATTCTTCTCCTGCAAACCATTTCTGGCATTTTTTTATTGGATAAAAATACTTTTCTTTACGCAGCTTGTATTTTCTTTTCATCGCCTTATCGAATATATAAAACGGCATTCCCTGTTTGCGATAAGATACCAAGTTACTTGCATTTGCAACATAAAACTCCAGTGCCGCATCTTTCCCTGATACATATTCAATTCCATCTTTGACAAATTTCATATACTTGCTCACCGTGCCTTTCTGCTTCACACCACATACGATTTAATTTCTTTCTTTTCAAATTTGCCGCAGGCCTGCTCCCATTCGGAAATTTTATTCTTACTGCTGAAATCATGTCTGAACCTGACACAGTAAAGACTTTTTGTTTTGCTTATGTGATTTTTCCCTGTACAAAACTTACAGTTCCTGCAATAAGTATTAAGTCTTCCGTACATTATCCGTGCCTCTTCCATTCCTTTCATTTTTTTGTACCTTCTTTCCAACAGGCAGTTTTATCATTGTGTACCTCTGATAAATTCCGCCGGTAAACGGATTTGTTCCGTTATATACGCTGTCTTTTTCTATGTAATAGCCTTTTTTTGGCTTTGGATTGTCACTCCATGTTTTGGCATTTATTTTTTCAACTTTCGGTTTCGGTATGATTAAATTTTTTGAGCAGCTCCACCTCTGCATTTGACCGCCGTCCTTTTCCCTAAATGTTTTGGAAGTCTCTTTTATGAGATACTCAGCCAACTGTTTATACTGACCTGTATCATCAAGAATTGAAAATTTGACTCTGCCGTAATTCCAAAGCCTGTTTACTACTTTATCTATAGATACACCCTCAACGCTGTTTATAACCAAGTGATGATGTATCGCTTTATTTTTGTATTCAGTTACCTGGAAATATTTAAGTTCACTACCGATTTTTTTATATTCTTTTCTGAGTGCCCTTAAAAACTTTTTTATGTACTTCTTTGCAAATTTAGGAGTCGGCCTCAACTCTTTTTTATATGTAAGTACCAAATGATAATCTCCACCTTTAAAATTTGCGTTTATCTCTCTTGTGGCCTTTCTCTTTGCGTTGGCTTCATTTATTTTTTCTATCTGCTCTGGAGAAAGAGACAGGTTTTCATAATTTGTTTTTTTAGGTCTGCTGCTCTTACAGTAACTTTTTCTAACTTCAATTGTTTTGCCTGCAACAGTAGTAAATTTATAATACATACGCATCACCCTGTAGGTCCTAAAGTTAATATGTCTAATCAAGTTGCAAAGGGAGTGAAGCTCCCCGTTTTATTGACTTTTTAGCCTATAGTGGTATACTGTATTTGAGTGATACAGTTTGGCGAAAGTCAAACATGTGCCCATGTCTTACATTTTACAGGCATGGGCTTTTTTATTGTTTCTATAAACTCTATATATGGCGTTCATATACTGACTTCTTGTGATAAAGTTATAGTTGGTATCCTCTTTAAACTTTTTCTTGTCATTAGCGTGTTTTTTCGCTTCTTCTATGTACTTAGAGCATGTCCCGTGACAGCCGACTTTTCTTTCTTTGCAGTTAAAGCAGCACCTAATCATTATGTTCACCACAATTTTTAATTTTGTTTAGCTTCACTGTTGTCCCTCCTCTGACAAATAGGCTTCAATCTTTTTTGCAGTAGCCTTGCCAATGCCTTTTATTTTGCCTTCTTTTACTGCGTAAATAATCCCGGCCGCGCCGTCTGTAATACCGGTTTTATATGCCTTAGTACATAGTCCCTGACAAAATTCACTCATTTGGCTATGGTCCATCTTTTTAACCTGCTTGTATCTGTCTCTATTCAAAACAAACGCTTTCATTTTCCCACTTCCTTTTTAACCATTTACGTTGAAAAAATATATCAAGACATACAATAAAGATGTTGATTTTCGTTTATGCTAAGTAAATTTTTGCGTTGCTATAAACATAAAAGGTGCTAAACCTATATCGGGTAGCACCTTTTTTATTTTCTCTCTTTCCACCCTATACAGCTCCATTTGTGTAAAGATTTGTGTTATGCCATTTTAAGTTTTTTGGGTTTCAAATTTTTCGCAAATCTTATACCTTGCATAAATGAAAAGAACTCATTCTTTTCGTTTTGGTCTAATTCTTTCAAAAACTCAATTACTTCTGTTGCTTCTTGTTTGCTATTTTTGTTTAACAAAGTTTCCATATTCGTTCCCGCCATAACCATTACCTCCATTTCTTTTGTAGCTTGTCCCACATTCCATTAGCGGCCGCAAATTTGTATTTGCAGCCATAACAGAGCTTGTTATTCTTTATGTAAGTTTTACTTTTTCTTCTTTTCTTCTACACGCCTGTATCCTCTTGGAATTAAATAATTGTCTATCATCCTGTTTACAAATTCGTCCCATAATTCAGGATTATTTTTCTTTAGATCGTCAACAAAATACTCTTTCCCTGTTTTTGTATCTAGTACTTTTGACGGTAAAGCCTTTAGTGGTGGTCTTTTTGCCATAAATCATCACCTCTTTAAAAATCTATGTCCATGTAAAATTGTCCTATTACCTATGTGCCAAAAGTTAAAACACTTTACGGCCAAAACTTTGAATAGCTTTTATAAAATTTTCCACGTCCACCGCGCCATAAAGTGATATGCAATTGCCATTTGTATACCTTTTAATGTCTTTATTTTATATTTTCCTTCTGCTATACTTGTCTTATCAGTCCCCACGGCTGACAATTTATAGCAAAAGAGGTGCTAAAATGGATTGCTACTATCCTGGCAGTTCACCTGGAAAAGGTTATTATATGTGCATGTTCTGTAAAAAAGTTGTCCGGCTCACTGATGATAGACAAAAATTGCCATATTGTACTTGCAGTAAAGGCAAAACAGCTTTTTACAATAAGTGCACAAAATAATTTTCTTGGCAGTCATTATTTGGCTGCCATTTCTCTTAATTCAAATACAAAAGAACCCAAAACACTAATTTCATAATTTTTATTTTTAAATGCTTTTATATATGTTTTTTCCGCAAGCTCTGCAAACTCCAAGCATATTTCTCGTCTTTTCTTTTTTGACAATATATCTTTTGGCATATTTTCGATAATAGCCATTAAACTTAAATACATTTGCAATAAATTGTCATAATTATTTTGCTCAGTTGCTTCGTGTATAGCTTTCATTGTTTCATCAAGCATTTCATTATGTTTGTTCACTTACACATCTCCTTTTTTCGACTCACTTTATGTCATTTTTTGTGCAATATACATATTGTGAAACTCCATTTGTTTGTCTTATACTGTAATTACAGGTGTCACTATGCTAAATAATTAAAGGAAGGACCTAACTATGACGAACTATGAAAAAGAACTTTTAACAATGCTTGAAGAAAAGTTTTCTTCCGGTGAATATCACTATACTTTTGACTTGCCGTCCACAACTGAGGAAACTAACAAGCTATGCACCGCTCTCAAATCCTTGGAGGCTTCCGAACATATTATGATTTTGGAATCTCCCGAGTATACAGACGATGATTTTATTGAAGTTGAAAAATTTCCTCCATGTTGTAAAAATCCTGATTCCTTAGCCTAAGCATATATGTGTTTTTTTTATGTATTTGGCGCCTTCAGTGCTTATTACACAGATTTTGCAAACTCCATTACATTTTTTCAATTTCAAAGTCACTATCAGTTTGTTTTTAATAATTATGTGGTAGTGGCTTTTTCCTTTGGTGTTTTTATATTTATATACCTCTTTTGAATTGATACTGTTTTCCTGAATCAAATCCATTAAATCAGTAATAAATTCCTCTTCTTTTTCATTTTTCATTGGTATTAAGGTTAACATAATCATTTTTTATACCTTCTTAAGTTCGCATTATGTCATTTTTTGTGCAATATACATATTGTGAAACTCCATTTGCCTGTCCTATACTGTAATTACAGGTGTTTCCAGCGCCAAGTAATTACAGAAAGGATGAATACATATGATAGTAGTTAAATGTAAATGTGGTTGTCACTTTACTCTCAAAAATGAAGCATTTTTATCTCACGATACTGCATATACATGTCAAAATTGCGGTAGACTTATACATTTCCACCCACAAGATTATTTGCAATCTACACTTTCTACAGACGACTATGAATTTTATACAGTTCCTGACAACTCTGTAATAAGATTTGATTGTAACCTTTAACTCGAAATGGCACCGTTGATTTTCATTTTCTGTTCTGTGACGGTGCTATTTAATTACATATCAATATGTTTATTTGATACTCCGTTGTAACTATCTGTGGATTTACTTTCATTATCGCTTATTTTGAACTTTGGCATTAAATTATAAGTTGCATACCTAATTGCTTGACTATTGTCTGCCATTTCGTCTGCAAGCTTTTTGTTTTTCTCCAATAGCTCCATAAGCTCATCCATGCCGACCACCGAAACTTCTGTTACGATTTTTTTCATTTGCACACCTCCTATTTGAGTCTAAACATATTTGCCGAACTTTGATATTATTACTCGTTTATCCACAAAATGCCTTTATTTTACATTTTTCCTCTGCTATACTTGAATTATCAGGCCTATCAAGCTGAAAAATATAGCAAAGGAGGTGTATTTATGGAATTGCCAAATGTAAAGAATTTCTACTACGATAAGACACGTAATTTTAAACTCATAATCTATGCTTATCGCAAGTTGAGTAAGGCAGAAATATTGTTATCTGTTGAAATGTATAAACGTAGAAATAAATTAAAATATCTGCCTAATAACAAAACAGCTAAGTGGATTACTACTTTTGGAAATGACTCTGAATTATATCTATAAAGGCTTTAATTTGTTCATCTCCATTAAGCACAATTTCATTGCTTTTAATTGGTCTAATCCTTAACACGTTTGTTTCCAAATCTTCATCAATCTCGAAAATGAGAGCTTTCTCAATTTGATTTGATATTTGATTTGATTGTTCTTTGTCCATTTGCATACCTCCTTTCTGGGTATCAACTTAAATTTTGTTTTAAAATTTGTTGATAAACTAAATTTACCACAGTTGTTTTTGTTTGTCAACTAATTATTGGAAGTTATTATTATTTTTCTGGTTGACTAACAAAATTTATTGTGATAGTATTTTTTCAAAAGAATCGAGGTGAATTAAATGGAGATGTATGAACGAATTAAAAAATTAAGAAAAGACTACTTGAAGCTTTCTCGCAGTGCATTTGGAGAACATCTTGGTGTAAGTGGAGATGTAATTAACAACATAGAACTTAATAGACTTGCCAGACCTGAGCAAAAACTATCTTTAATAAAATTGATGTGCAAAGAATTTAATGTAAATGAGGAATGGATATTAAATGGCACTGGTCCGATGTTTGTTGAACCTGACACTTTTTGCCTTGACGAATTTGTAAAAAGCAAAGGAATGACAGATTTTGAACTTGAAATTGTGAAAGCATACTTTGACTTAGATCCAGAAATCAGGTCCACTGTCATTTCGCATTTTAAAAAACATTTGACAGAGTTTGCCGCAGAACAAACAGTGTCACCGGAAAAATCATCTTTACGCGATGAATGTCCGGATACACCGGAAGAATTGGAAAAGCAGTTTCCACCTGCCGAAAATGATAAGAAAAATAAGGGGGTTGGATGAGGTGCACCCAATCTAAATATTAGAATTTATGTTTTTGTCTTAAAACATTAGAATAAGCTGTGATGCACCTATGAAGTTTAAATTGTAATAAATTGTGTTTGTGCTGTGATAATATATTGCATATACATCGTTCCTCTTATAATTTATGTACTTCTTATTCATAACCCCTCACGCACCTTTTTAAAATCAAGATTGGGTGCGCTAAATAATTATATTTTCTTTGACATAAATTTACTATAAAGGAGGTTTTTTTATGGCTTTAGTAACTTATTGTGGTGGTATCCCTTCAGCAACAAAAACACGTGATATGAATGTATTTGCATTTCCCAAACATGTTGAATTTGATTTAGGAATGTTTAAAGGCAAATTCAAAATCCTTTATGAAAACATAACTAACATTTCATTGAAAACAAGCGAACAAATTTCTAAAGATGTATCATTATCAAATTTGCTTTTGTTTGGAGTACTGGCTTTTGGTGCTAAAAAAACGACTAAAGAAATAACAAATTATCTCGTTATTGATTATTCGCAAGACAATATTTCCAGCAGTGTCATATTAACCGGGAAAGCAGTACTTAAACTTCATTCCTCAATACTTAAAGAGGAGCAAGAGTATTTTAAGAAACATCCGGAAAAAATTAAGAAAACTGATAATACACAAAACAGTTCCGACCCATACGAAGAAATAGAAAAACTGCATGGTTTATTAGAAAAAAACATAATTACACAGGAAGAATTTGATAAGAAAAAAGCCAGCTTATTGAATTTATAAAATAAAAAAGCAGCCCCGGTAACGCAAATACCAGCGCTGCAAATAAAGTTTAAAAAGCCTCTTAAACCTTTTTAAGTATATTGTAATTGTCACAATATGTCAATTTGTTAAGGTTGATTTCAACATCATTAAATAATATGGTATAGTAAATGTCAAAAAAATATTAGAAACATTGAAATAAAGGACGGTGACAAAAATG